ACACTGTCCTGTCACTTACTCCCAAGTACCTTGCAATGGTGTAGATTTGTCTGGGAGTATCTTGCAGGAGCTCCATTAGTTTAATGCACCGGTACATCTTAAGTTGATTCATGAGTACTTTGTTACGTAGTAAATAGCATTCCAAGCTAATATTGCTGTTGTTGGGTTTAGTATCATTTGCTCTCTAATAGTGTTATAACTTCCTTCCAGTACTTCTGTTGGTCAAATGGTGCGAGGGCAAGTGTGGCAGTTGCTGAGTTGATTGCTTCCTGCTTAGCGTGTTCCTCACCATGCAGGACAATAGCCGCTGCATAGATTTGTTGTGCTTTGTGTTTTGGTTTCATTTGTTAAAGGTTAACTGTTCATTTTTTCTTTGCCATTCTTTACCATCTCTAAATCCTTTTAGGTATTCTTTGGCTTCTTGCATATCTTCCATTCCTTCGGCTTTCTGAACTATATCTTCAGGAACAACTCCCTCATGGAAATGTCCATTGTCATATAATTCTTGTACCAACCATTCTACTGCTGTTTTCATTCTTCTGATTTAAATTTATGTATACTATTATTACAATTACCCTTGTGACAGAAAAGTGCTGACTGTCCATAATCAGTTAAAAAGTACTCACAACCTTCTATTTTAATTATTGATACTGACCTATTTCCTATTTTATGTAATGTTTTTTTGGTTTCCACACTATTACCATCTTGACAAGAAGTAAAAGTTAATAATGTTAATGCTATAAATAGTTTATTCATTCTTCTGATTTAAAGGTTTCGTTGTAGTATTCATTGTAATACCATTGTACTCTTTCAATGGTTTTCACATCTGATATCCCAAGTGTTTTTTCAGTTTCTAAAAACTTATTCCATTTAAGATGTTGCTGCTTCTCCATTTCTTTGGCTTTATCCCAATCACTGTTTGATATAAATTTCTCATAAGTATTGCAAGAGTGATATATCTCTTCCAACCATTCTACTGCTGTTTTCATATTCTATTTACTTTAATTATTAACTTCTCCCACACATCGGCTCTTTGCCTTGCTTGATGCTGTGAGTCTGCTTTTATTATCTTGCTGGTTCTCCTCCAGGCTCCTTGAGTGAATACCCGATAGTGTACTGTCCACATTGTTTAGTGCTTTAAGGTAACGGTAGTACAGGCTCTCATTGAACCTATCCCACCCTGTGATTATTGCTAAGTTTGTCATCCTATTACTCCTATGATAATAAGGAAAGTAGTGACTGCTACGATAAAACACCCCATGATAAGGGTGTCAAGGATTGCTCTGTGATTTTCATTCATGATTATAAGTTTTGAAGGTTAGCTTTGTAAGTCTCAAGTCTTGCAAGAGCACGAGCTTGTGTGTGCAGTCTGTTTTTGTAGCTGGCAACAAAGTCTGGAAGCATCTCAAACTTAGCAACCATCTTGATGTTGTCTGATGTCATCCTAAGTCTGGTGATCATACCATCAATCATGTACTGAGCATCCTCAATAGCTTCATTGAGTGCTTCGCTGTCTTGTACATAGCCATCCTCACAATACTTGCATTCATAAGATACATCATATTGAGGGTCATTATCCCAAGTACTGTTGCTGTAAGTTCTGCCAGTCCCTTGGCACTCACCACATTCTTTAATAAACTTTTTCATATTTTTCCGTATTGATTACCTTACAAATGTAGTAATAATTTCCATACGTGCAAATAATAATTAACAATCTGTTGAAAATAATTGTAATTTATAATGATTATAAATAAGGAAAGCCCACCTAAGTGAGCTTATACATAGTGGAGTGACCTGCTAACTGTTCTTATGGTAAGTAGGCAGGTACTATTTTTTCTTGAATCTCTTTACAATGAACTTGGATGCTAAGGTTGCAAGAGCTTTGAGGAACTTATTCTCAGATACTACCTCTACTTTAGTGCCTTGATCATCCTTTGTGATGTGCACATCAACCTTCTTACCATCATACTTGAGGTCATGGTTAGTGCCGTCTTTGTGGTACTCAATCTCTGCCTTGTTGGTCTCAATGATGAGGTCCACTTTCTTAGGTCTGCCTACTTTCTTTGCCATATTAGAATTCATTTATTAAAACAATTGATACTTTTGCCTGGTCCTTTGCCATTTTTACCATGCGTTCATAGTCTGGGTTGTTGTTCAGGACCAAACATCCCTCTGACCACCCACCAATCTTAGTTGCTACTTGTTGTGATCCCTTGTTGTAGGTTGCTCCATGAATATTCATGAATATAATGTCACTCTTTATCTCTGTAGTGGGGTTAGTCTTACCATCAACTGTATAGTCTCTTCTATATGGTACACCTTTAACCTGTCTAAGTGCCTCCATTTTGCCTCTATGCAAGCCATAGGCATACGAATCATAGTTCCATTGGTCTGCTTCCATTACAGCAGTACCTTTGTTGCCCTTGTTGGTGGTGCAAGAGGTCACAAACTGGAAGGAAGAGCCCTTAAAAATGTAAACTTTGTCATCAAACTGGTCATTGGCATCCTCATTTGACCGCACAAACAACAGCCACATATCATCTGGAGTCCAAAAATAAGATGTTAAGCCCTGGACTCTATCCAGTAGTTGCTTGTCAGTGTAGTTCTTTACGTTAGTCATTGGTTTCAACTGTTAATTGTGATAGTGTAGCCGCCACAGTACCCACTGTAATGGCATAGGATGCCACTGTTACTACTGCAACAGGCAAAGTTATAGGTGCGGCAATAATAACACCTGCAATAGCTCCTATTGTGATTGCTACTTTCTGTACTTTCTTCCAGAACTTGGGGGTCTTTGCGGACCATCTTTGTTTTATGCTCATCTTGTTAACTGTACTTCTATTAGTTTCTTCACTGACTGAGTTAGCTCACTGATTTGCTCTGCCAGGTGCTTGATCTCCAGCTGAGTCATTTTCTCAATGGCTTCATACTTGAACCTGGACTCATTGTCAACCAGTTCAATCTTACCTTTGAGCCTTCCTTGAGTCTCAATTATTTTCTTTTGTTCATCTACTACCATTTTAAGGTCAATGTGCAATGCTTTTAGGAAGTATCCTATTGCTGACATTAGTACTGTGATCACTGTGAATGCTATCTCATTAAACGCCATTACAATATCAGTATTGAGTTGTTATATCCGTTCTCTCTCATCCCCCCACATGGACAGCCACTATGGCACTGCCCTACACAATTACAATCACAAGCATCAATCATAGGTCTAAGGTCAGTATCTCTGTTGGTAGGGTCTGTGAAGCCAGGATACAATGCTTTGTTAGCAATCAAGTATCTAATCAACCGTTGTTCAAAGAAGGAAGCCTTTTGTGCAAAGTGCTCCATCCCGAATGCAACCTCTGACCTACCAACAGATGTGGAGAAGTCACCCGATTGTTGTTGCAATCCTTTGTTCTTAAGCTGATAAGTCAAGCCAAAGACAGCATCCTCTGCTGACCTCCAAGCAATGACTGGCTGTATGAACAGAACAAGGTCCTCTTCATCAGGTGTCAATGTCTGAGCATTATACGCTGCCAACAGATAGTTGTAGTATGTTGTTCCTAAGATAGGCATCACTCTAAGCTGAGCCTGTGTTGCTATGTATGGAGTAACATCAGTCACATCAACATTAGCTGTGATAGGAGTGTTGGTCTTGAGATAGGTTTCTGTTATAAAGTAGTTCATATTGCAGGTGTTTCTGTTGGTATTACATCACCGCCTTCTATAGGAGGTAAGGATGCAAGTGCTCTGACCTCATTAGGAGTCATTGCATTAAGTACTTTGGTAGCTACAAGTGGACTCAATGAGTTGATGGCATCAGCTGTCTTAGATGCATCACCTTCTATCTCAACAATAGTCTCATTTATTATCTGGAAGTTGTTGAGCATATACTTACCTGGTATCTTAGCCAGTGCCAACAGTTCGTTTACTATCTCCTCCACCTGGTCTCTCAATGGCATCACTACATTCTTCTCAAATACAACGTATGCCTGCTTGATATCAGCTCCACCACCAAGTGCTCCTGTGGTCCTTACACCCATAAGTATAGGATCAATGGTGTGTGAGAAACATATCTGCTCAGTGTTGAGTGCAGAGGCCTCATGGAACAGCTTATCATTGTTATTGGTAGGCAATGCCTCTATCTTTGGTAGTTGGTCAGCTGAGTTAGCAAAGAATGCCACAGCCTTA